GGAATAATTGCCGATATGTCGGGCCAGGTTTGGATATTGTCCCATGCCGCGGATGCTTTGAGCGCCTGGCTGAATGTCTTTCTACAGACGCAAAAATTAAAAGACGCTTGGGGCGCACAATAGAATTGAATCCATTCTTTTTTGTTTCACCAGTGTCAACGAGCCAGTGATCTTTGCCTTTTCGCATTCGCGTTGATGGTGCATTGTGCGGAGCGTTATCATTTGAAACGCCGCGGCGAATTGCGATTAATCGCTTATATGAAGCGATAATCTTTTTTGATTCAGCTCGGAAAAATATTGTAAAATCAGCTTTTAACATTGCAATTCTAAAGTTAGTTGTGCTCTTTCTCGTTCTATTCTTTTTTTGGCGTCTTGATAATAATCCTTATCAATCTCAAAGCCAACATATTCAAAGCCTTCTCGCTCGCAAGCAATCAAACTGCTTGCGCTTCCAACATGTGTATCAAGTATCTTGTCGCCTGGTTTTGCATAGTTTTTTAATAACCAGCGATATAATTGAACCGGTTTCTGTGTTGGATGTATTCGATATTCTTTATTTTTCATATTTTGTTGTAGCATCCCATTCCATCGCCATTTTATTTTTCTAACCGATGTTTCAAAGTTTGTCCATGCCAATTCACAATCAGCAAAATTCCCCGAATTGTCCTTATCCCAAACTATCATACATGGTGTAGATTTAAGATAATCAATAAAATAATTTCCTCCCCATATAATCTGATATTTACTTACCCTGAACAATTCATTAAAATATTTTTTATCAGGTATTTCTTTATCCCATTTTTTTGGCATATATTGTTTTGCTTCATATTTAAAATTTCCCCCATCTCCGCCGACCTTTCCAATATTTGCTATATTCTTTCCATATGGCGGATCGACAATAGCAAGATCAAAACATTTATCAGGACATTGCTTCATTCCTTCCATGCAATCCATATTATAAAAACCAAAATCTAACAATAGCCAGTCCTTTGAATCATTTCTTTTTGCCTTTTTTGTGAGGCTTCAACCCGGTTGATTTAATACAAATAGCCCATGCAGAACTTTTTGATTTCCCGCTCCGGCGGACCTTTTTAACACAATTTGTAAGTTTCCGTGGCATTTCAATCGCCTCCTTTCAGCCATTTCATGCCGAGCTTCATCGACCTTTTAACTAATTTCTCGGCCAGGGCATTAGCTTCTTTTTTTATCTGTGCCATTGCCTTGTCCGGCTCGTCATTATTATCAAGCAGCGCCTTTTTAACAATTTTAGACCACTCAATTTGGTGATCTTGCGTCTGTTTTACCTGCGCCTTGAGCAGATCATTTATATCCATCATTGCCCCAGATTCAGATTGCTGTTTGCGCTACCAGGCTTAACAGCAAATGACACACCAAACAATTAATCATATAGTGCTCTGTTTTCCTCAATCTTCTTTTTTGCTTTTTCCACGGTGAGGGCCGGGTCTTTTTTCATCAAAAATTCAATCGGGGAACTCGTGCCATCTTGCCATTTTTCTTTTTCAAGTTCATATTCAACAGCCTCATCTGTTACAACTGTTGGCTCCTGGTAGATAATAGAAAATTTGTCCAGAATACTTTCATCAATTTGCTCTTTGCGATAATAATTATTCACCTCAACGATCTTGCGTATCAGCTCCATATCCGGCCTGCGCAACATTGTGATGTCTTTCGCCCATTGCCGCAAAAGTGGCTCGTTTTTCAATCTGATTGCCACACCGGATAAGTCTTGCTCTAATTTCGTTTTGAGTGGATTGTCAATGTTTTTTAAATGTGAAACAATATCAGAAAGTTTTTCAACGAATGTAATAATTTCTTCATTGTATAAATCAGCACTTAGTATCTTTCCATCAGGATCATTGGGCTGTCCAGGGATATTATTTTCTTTGAAAATCGGATGTTCCATTCCTGTCTTGAACTGCCCTTTCTCTCCTTTTGCGCCGCGGGGGTCAAAATTCAAAATCAAGATTCTGATTGTTTGCCGGATTGTATCATTGTTGCAAACCGTCAAAAGAATATTAATCGACCGCACAAGGTCCGCGAGGAAATCCATCCCATTCCCCCAGAATTCCATATTGTTGATTTTATCGCGATAAACAACCCAGGGCCAAATACCAGGGCCTGCAAAATCTTTATTGCCGTTTATCGGGACTTTTGTGTTTATAACATCACCCTTGTCATAATCATACATCGGTTCTTCGGCTGTGTAATAATGCTCATTTAATTCTCTGTCCCAGTTCACCCAGATTAATTGTTCATTCGCTGTTATAGTCGGATAACCAATATGTACAGGCTCAAGCGGATAGCCTTCATAGGTTGTCACTTTGCAAGTGCCGATATTGTAGTCATTCTCCACAAAAATGCGATCTAATTTTTCAAAATATTTCACGTGTGCAAGGATAGTATTGTGCAGCTTTTTCTTTTCCATTGTTCCCTGGAAAACATGTAAAAGATTCACTTCTGCGAGCAAATTAAGGAATGTATTTTGCGCTTTTTCATCGACATCATCCATAAACCTGAAAGCTGGCGGCTTGTCATAAACATTGCAAATCTGATCAAGGAACCCAGGGACAAAAGAGTCGATGGTCATAAAGTGCATTTTGTCAAGGTCTGAACTATCGAAAAACTTTGATAAGTCCTGGCGCAGAATAATCTTTATCAACTGGTTGGATTGCTCATAAAAAATATCACGCGTCTCTGCGTTGATCTTTTCGATCTGCATATTCTGTTTGTATATTTTCGCGTAATTAACGGAATGGATAAAATCCATTTAGACACATCCTTTCAAATTTGCATAACTCTTGTTTTAAAAAAGTCTTCGGAATACCAAGCAATGTTCTGATAATCGAAACAATCCGAGGCGTGAGTCCGCATCGGATCGCTCTTGTCTTTGCCGCCCTTGCCATCAGATTCGTTCTGCTCAAGATCAGCAATAAGATATTGGCATTTGTTATTTATAAAGACACGCGAGTTTCCGCCGATGGTTTCAAACAATGAACAGCCAATATTAACGCGATTGTTGATTGATGGATTCGATGCCGGAACTTGATTCACAACCGTCCAGCCGTGTTCACGCAATCCATTTACAATAATAACATAATCTGTCGAGTGGTCGCGGTGATCCTCAAAGTTCCCTGAAGCATCGCCCGTTAAATATAGAACTTTGTTTTTATGTGATTTATAACGCTCAAGAAATTGATAGAGGTTTGTTTTTGTTTTGGCATTATGCGGCAAGACAACTTCATCAATGTATTTACCCATATCCCCCTGTTTCTGTGCGACTTCCCAAACCATTGGTGAATTGTTAAAATCGCAGGATAAGTAAATCGGCTCATCTGGCAAATATTTCGTTATGACATCATTCACATTTTTCCGTGAAAAACTATAATAAAGCACACCTTCATAAGATTCAAATGAGCCTTCCATTTCCTGCCGGAATGTCCGCTCATCCATATCTTTTCTTGCTTGTTCTATTTCCTTCGCATTCAATACATCAGACGAAAACCAGCCGTAATAAGCCCATTCAACGTTCTCCGCGAATGCTCCAACAATAGGCTTTGTCTCAGGAATTACACCACCGCAAGCGCTCAATGCCATTTTATAATAGTGATTCCTTCCCTCAGGAACGCCATCGAATATACAAAAACCAAGCTGCACACCGTTTAGCACTCTGGCCGTATCTGAAAAACATGGCCGCAAGTGCTCTGTCCAGAAGTTATGTTTTGTGTTCCCTGTTTCTGTTATATGTCCGCCATCCCATTCTGAGCCTTCGATTCGTTCCGGTTTGTCAAGTCCCTCAATCTGAATTGTCGAGCCGTTTATGAGGAAAACTTTTAAATCTGTTTCCATTGGGCGGCGCGCCCAAACATCTTTTGTGTTTGTTTTCAGCTTCTCCCAGAAGATTTCTTTTGCCTGCTTTCTTGTCGGCGCTGCATGAAAATATCTTGTTCCTGGGCAGGTCATTGCCGCATAAAAGACTTTACGCATTGATATTAATGTCTTCCGCGATCGGCGGCCAGGTGGAATGACAAAAAACCGATGCTTGAAATCATTCAGGTACTGTTTTTGACGTGCTGTCAAGTTGTATAAGATGTCTGGCATATTCTTTTAATTTTTCGTTTGCTTCTTGCATTTTTGTTTTATCATCAACCTGGATGGATGCGTCAATCCCATAACCTCTGTGCTTTGCTTTGTTTGAAAGCATCCATTTTGCATCCTGGACATTACCATCATTGATTGACCTTATTATTTGCGATTCGCATAAATCTAATATCTTTTCAGTTTCATCAGCGTAAACAGTTCTTGTCAATTCCCATTTATTTATGTATTTACGCGCAGTATGCCAATCACAGTCCATTTTCTTTGCAATCTGCGTGATAATTCCGCCGGTGCCTCTTATTGCTTCGGCGACTTGTTCTTTACTTATTAAAAAGCGTCTTCTCATTAGGAGTTAAAGGAATAATTCATATTTATTGCTTGCCAAATCATATAAAACAGTGTATTTTAAATATTTCTCCGTTCTTGGTTTGTTTATTTTTTCCATAAATTCATGCTTGTCTTTGTTATTATTAAATACAAATGTTACCATATAATCGTTCTCAGAGACCCACTCCTTTCCGTCTTTGTTTTGATCATTTTTTGCAACTTTTTCTCGATGTTTTTTTCTAGCATTGTTTATTTCATCAAGACCTTTTTTTGTAACTTCTTGATCAATGTTCATATTTACATTCAAATCAATGCCATCATTGAATTGAAAAAACTCAATATCACTAAAATTAAAACCAAGATCATTTACAAAATCTATGTCAGGAAATAACTCTTTAATGTCTCCCAATTTACCGGCGTCCCATTCACCCATTGCCGATTGATTATTGAGAAAAATATTCAATTCAACTTCTTCTTTTTCATCAACATCTATCAGCGCCGCCGTAAAAGTATATTCTTTTTTCTTGTGTAATTCGTCAAGGATGGCGATTCTTTGATGGCCTGCAACAATATTGCCTGTTCTTTTGTTTATGACAACAGGCATGACAAAACCAGTCTTTTTTATTTTGGCTTTTAATTTTTTCTTTGCGGACGGAGTTATCTTGCGTGGATTATAATCTGCAAAATTAATATTCATTCTACTAATTTGTTCGATTATGAAATTTTCAAATTTTGGTTTTTCATTTCCCATCTAAATAAATCACCTTCAAGAAAAGGATATTGCTCTATTGCTCTTTTATAATCATCCGGATAATTTAATTTCAGCCAGTGCAATATTTCATCGTATGGCATATTAATATCTCTATATCCAAATGAATATTCAATTGTTAGCGGCAATTTCCTTGATTTAATATATCTATAAACATCACTTTCGCGCCAATCGGCGACAGGATATATTTTTTTGTTTCTGTGATCAATACCATCGGGCGCCTCGGCTCGTATCATTTGCGCACGTTCGATGCTCTCCCCTGTTCTATAACCATAAGCGATCCATGATGTTTTGTATTTTTTGCGCAAATAACTTTGCATATCGCTAAAAGACAAATTTGCTCCTGAATAATATTTTTTTCCGATTCGTTTTTTTAATATTTTTGTCAATTCATAGTGAGGGAAAACATCTATTTTAATTTTATACTTGTTCTGATAATAAGTTAAAATATTATTTTTAAAAGACAAGTCTTTAATGAAGTACATATAAACAACATGCAATTTATCCTTGTTATAATTATTCATCAGCAAATCAAGCATTACAGTAGCATCTTTACCTGTGCTGAACATAACAATAATGTCATCATCAAGAATGGAACAAATGTTTTTTATATTTTTGAATAATTCTTTCATTTGATTGAAAGGCGCAAAGAATACTTTGCGCCTCCATTTTTATCTGGCTCGGAATGCTTTCTTGATTCCAGCCGCTCGAGAGCGCAGGCTTTTTTTTCTTCCTGTGCCGCGCCTTCCGCCGCCACCTTCTGGCATAATGTCACCTCGTTTCAAAGGTCCATAATCGCAGCCGCCCCTTGACATTTATAATTGGAACGGCGAGCAATTCAGCTTTCTCTAATATCCAGTGCCATTGCCCATCTTCAGAAAAAGGCAATTTATCATTTTTTACAATATCTACAAGCTCGCATTTCCCAATAATTGCTTGCGATTTGAAAAAAGGCTCATCACTTTTTTCGTATATCTCATCAACTTTTAAAATAAATTCTAAATAATCAACAGCCCATTTCGGCCATTTCCCCTCTGTAAAATGTCCTGTTTCGATCTCGCGCAATAGAGCATTTAAAATTCTTTTTTCTCTTTTCGGGAAATCGCTTGGAGCAAGATCAAACACATTCTTTTCGCCAGAACTATGAATATAAATTGGCCCACGATAACTTGTAGCCCAGGAACGATTTTCAACTTTCTTTATTCCGCTTGCTACAAGATAAGATGTTGGGTTTTCAATACTTAAACAAGTTATTTTCATGTTTATCCTTTTCTTTTATTATATATAATAATAATGTTTATTTTTGTAAAAGTCAAGGATTATTTTGTTTTCCTGCATCCTTTATCGCCGCAATTAAATCACTCCCGCGCCCGATAATTCTTTTGCCGCCTTCTTTTTTATCTACAATGCACATTATTTTGGTCTCTCCTGACTGAGTCGAGCGATCTTGGATAATATAAACAAAGTCAAATTGTGACCACGATTCAAAGATTTTCTCCAGTGAGTCCTGAATGGTAATCTCGGATATATATTTCCAGGCAAGTGCTGCCTCTTTCCAACCGGCGCTTTTTTCATCTGCCTTGACCTCTTGGATCAATTCTTTTAGCAGCTTTTCTATATACAAAAATCATATTTTCCTTTTGAAAAGTTTTCGTCCCCAAATATAACCAGCCGGAGCAACTATAAAAATAACTCCGGCGACGCCGATGTTAGAGAAAATTGTATCTTCTTTGAAATAATATCCTGCGGCAAAGAAA